TAATACCAGATTGACCACTTCCTTTAAACGGATTCTTGTCTTCAAAATCACCACGTGTAATATCAGTAGGTTGGATGCTATAGTTAATTTTTATATTTGCCGATGCAGATACAGATACTGCCAATGATGCAGATTGAGCTGTCGTAACAATGAACGATGCAGTGTAATTACTATTAATTGCAGAGAATGCTTGTACTGGAACAATTTCTGTGTTTGCAGATCCTGATGCTAATGTAAATGAACGCACTGCGTATAAATCAGCATTTGTAGGTACAGGCATTGTTACTAATGCATACTGGCTTGGCAAGAATGAACTATCAAAGTTAAGTGATGCAGATGTAGCTGGGGTAATTGTAAATGCTGAAAATGCAACAGATCCAGTAATAGCATTAAGTGAATATCCAAAACGACCTGCGCCATAAAGACCACCTGCTGCGTCAGAACCAGTTGTAGTAACACCAAACATTGAATCTAATGCATTAGGATTTCCAAATGGATCACCGGTGCGGTTATTGTTATCATCGTCAAATCCAGGCTGAGCTGTACCATACTTAAAATCTAGATAGAAAATAAGTCCCGATGGCAAGTTCATTGGCTGAACTGAAACGAATTCTTTTGCTGCAAACTCAGCAAAGATACGACGTACCAATGGAAGTGCAACACCTGCCCACTCTTCAGATCCTGCTGTTGTACCAGTTGAAGTAGCTTCTTTTACTAATTGACGTGCTTGGTTTTCAAGCAATTGAGCCATACCTGCTTTTTCGGTTTCGCCCTTAAGACCTTCTAATAGACCGGTCTTTTCCCATTTGCTAGCTAACGCTTTTGCTTGATTTCTTTGTACGAAATCGTTAGTTTGCAATAAATTTGAAATACTCATTTTAGTTTTTCCTTTTCTTTTTTTTTGTTATAGCAATCCTGCTAATTTTTTCCATCGGTTAGCCAATTCAAATCCTTCGTTAAGAACCGTTGCTTGTTTAGGAGCCGTAGTAGCAGTCGCTTTAGATGCATACGATTCTTTAACAACACGCTTCTTAGTTGCTGGTTTTCTGAATGATTCAGCCAATGTTGTAAATACTAATTTTACTTCTCTTGTGTTAACTGAACGATCAAAGTTTTCAATAACTTTCATCTTCTGTGCTTCAGTTAAATCAAAATTGCGGAACAATTTGTTGGTGTAAAGAAGTTTTGCATTAAGCAGATTAACTTCGTTAATGATGCTAGTAAGTTTTTTAACTGTGCTATAAGCTTCGTCTAACTCTTTTTTCATCTCAACAATTTCATCTTCTTCATCTTCTTCATCTTCTTCATCTTCCATGTCATCTTCTTCACGAAGAATAGATTCAATAATTTCATCGATGTTCATGTCGTCAGACTCGTCGTCGTTATGATATCCTTCTGGCATAATTTCGTCTTCGTCTTCTGGCATTTCATCATGGTCCATACCTTCTAACTCGCGAATAATTGCTTCAAGATTTAAATCGTCATGATCATACCCTTCATTGTACTCTGCTGCTGCTTCGTCATCTGAAATTGGCATATCGTCTGCTGGCATTTCATCTGCTGGCATTTCTTCACCACCGAATTCATCTTCCTCTTCGCCGCTCATTCCAACAGTGAAGTCATACTCATTTCCACCTACGCTCGCAGATAACTGATCATCTGTCCACATAAAGTCATCTTCTTCGCCTTCTGGAGCATCTAGATCAGCTTCTGGTGCAGCATCTAATACTTCGTCACCGGTTGCTTCAATGTCTTCTTCACCTTCGATTTCTGTACGTAGACGATCTGCGAACATGTTTTCGAACTGTGGTTTGAATGCTTCCTGTAAGGCAATCTTTGCGTTTGCTAATGCAGTTTCTTTAACCGCGTTTGCGTCAGCAATTGCTTGTTTTAGCAAATCTGATTTTGCCATAGTTTTTCCCCTAAATTTTTTTTTTGGAAGTAAGATTATTTGAAATCTTAATAGAATTTTTATAATACAGTAACGCTATATAATAAGAACGGAATAGCGTATTCTTTAATATATATCGAGCTATCCGAAAAAACAGTAAAAAAGTCCCAACTTTTTCAAGCTAGGACTTAATTTAATACTTTTGTGGTAAAGATATTATTTTGAGTGCATTGTGCGAATATGTTGCATATATGCTGCGTTAGCGTGTTGTTGTCGTTTTAGCACACTAGGCTTAATGAATTCTTTACGATCTTTTTGTGCTTCTAACACCCCGGACATTTTCACTTTGCGTTTCCATGTTTTAAGTGCAGCTGCTAAATCTTCTCTGGTGTCTCCCGGTACATGCACTGCTAACGATTGACCGGGAACAATCATTTGATGTTGTTTTTGTTTTTTACTCATATAACTGGTTTAAATATTTGCTTGTGGTGGTTGTGGTGTTGGAGCAGGAGCTGCTTTCTTTTCTCCTCGCACATTGAATCGGAAATGTTTAATTTCTGGCTTTTGTGCAATGTATCCTTGAATGCGTTGTGATTCTCGGGCTGGATCTTGTCCTAAACGAAAATAAAAATATCCAACTTTACCTGATGCTGATCTTGTATGTTTAACTACGGTAAACCCTTTTTTAGTAGCCCATTCGCGAATCTCAGTTGCTACCGATTCTGCTTCTGCTGGGTTACGAAGCACGTATTCAACACCGCCTCGATAATCGATAATGTTGTTGATTAATTGAGCTTCGTCGACCATATCAGAATTTTCTAACTGAACATTTAATCCTTTGTCAGTTAATTTTTTAATCTCGTCTGGTTTAGTAGTCGCTTTTGGCATTTTTACAGCACCGACTTTAGAGGTATTCGTAACAGCTTGTTCAGTTAAGCCGAAAAAATCTCGATACAATTTTTTTAATTTGTTCATTATTATACCTTATAATATAAGTAATTAATTATCAATATCCAAATTACTGCACATCGAAATATTTGTTTAATCCTTGACCGATGCTTTCATAACACATTGCCATTTTTTTCTGAGCTTCATTAACTTCGCGTGCAGCAGTTTCAAAATCACGATAATCGTCCGTTACACGTTTAAAGTATTTTTTATGTGCTTGGTTTGATGCCCAATCTTCACTTTCGGTCATGATTCGTTCTGCACGTTCTACAATACGTTTAACTCGTTCTACAATTTGTTCCAAATCACCTTTACCATACACTGACTCTCCTAATGCAGAAAAGTTTGCAACTTCCTGTACAAATGCTCGTTTTTCTTCACGAGTCATTGGTTGTGGTTTGTCTTCAAGAATTGTTTCTAGTATGAACTTTAAGTTTGGTGTTTTCATGTTATATCCTACATTTTCCGTCTTCACATAGTATAGATGTAATTGCATCATGTACTCGTGCGTATTTGTTTGTTATTGTTTTATTTACTGATTCATGCATCGATGTTGGTCGCATAAATGCTCCATGGGTTGATGGATTTGATACAAAGTCCCAACAAATTAATTCAAAATCTTCTTGCACTTCAACTGTGCCTTCTGATCTTAGTTCTTTCACTGAACCTAATCCGCGTGATGAAATTCCTAGGGTGATTCCTGCTTTGAAAAGTTCTTTAAGAATCTTGCCAGATGGCGTATCAAGTATTTGAACTGCACCTAATAAATCATCACCTTTCCACCATATCTTTAGTACATTGTGGGACACGTTGTTCAAGTTAACTACAGATGATTCTGGATGATCGAGTTCTCCTAACGCACGGTGTTGATCGATATATTCTTCCTGATAACGACGACATTCTCGTTCTAGGATATTTCTTGGATATACCCGCCCGTTTTGGTTTTTTGCTCCAGCTCTCTGTAAAACTCCTTGCACTACAAAACCACCTGGTATTCCATATGCTGCACCGCTTTGCTCAGTAAGTGACCCCACTGGCTTAAATGGCATATATTCTACTATTAGTTGTTTTGACATATTATTCCCCTAATGCTCTTACTCGTTCCGATATTTTTACTAATCGTTCTGATATTTTTGCTAACGCTTTTTTTGTGCTATTACCATATGCAGATGATGTTACTCCAGATTCTGTTTTTAATCTGGAATTATAATTCACCATGGTTTCAATTTCTTGAAGCTTTTTTGCAACTTCTTTGATTGTGTTCTTTACTTTTTGTTCCGGTGATGTTTTTGAATCAGCCGTAGAAAAATTACGATAGCTTTCAATTAGTTCTTCGTATTTTCTCTCTAATATATCTTCTGTAGTAATCTTAGTTTTGTTAGCTTTCACATCTCGATCTTTTTTATGAGCGGTACCTGGTGAACTAGTTATATCCTTAGATGGATATTCCATTTCTTTGTTCCACCAATAATGATGATCTGTAGCAAATGGAAATTTATCATTCTGAACTTCTTCATCAAATTCAACCGTTTGATAATGTCCTGGTTTATATGTTTTTGAAACAGGTACGGTAGATTCTTCTAGGCCGGATGCATATCCTACATGTTTAACCGTTTTGCGAAAGGCTTCTGGTGTGTTATATCCAGCAACTCCTCCCGTAGAAGATGCTTCATCTATCTCTTCACAAACACATTCTTCAGACGGCTTATCACACACTTCGCAATGATTTTCCAATTCAACAAATTTTTCTTCTATCTCTCGTAAAAATGACCTCATTACTTAACCTCTTTTAATTCGCGAATCAAATCATAATAACGTAACAATGAAAGAATATGTGATTCTTTTATTGTCTTTAAATTTTCTACATTGCAAAGCATTTCTGACAGTTTTTGAACTTTGATTTTAATAACCTTATCATCAACCGGTGTTGCAAGATCTGCAAGTTGTTTCTTTATGCTAGGAATTACTTTCTGCACATATTCACGCAATGTTTCTGTGTCATTTACATGTGTGATATACTGATTTAATAGTCGTTTTTGTGCTTCGTCTAATCCAGAATATTTTTCATTGAATTTGTCAATTAAAAGTTTATATGTTAACAAACGCATTTCTTTTGGTTGCGATTCAAATTTTTCTAGTACCGGGTCTTTTTGTGGTTTAACGCGCTCAACGATAATTCCGTTATCTATAATAGCATTTTTACATTCCAACAACTGTTTTGGATTATCTGTCTCTTCATGTTCGAAAATCATGTTGATAGATGCTAAAACTTTGTAATTGCTAATATGCATTTTTGACATATTTTCAAACACAAATTTATCAGAAATTTCTTTAACCAGATTGTATCGTTGACGATTCAATGCAGTTTTATTGAGTTTTCCGTGCGCAGCCTTCACTGTACGAATGTAGTCTAACCCCTGTGCTTCGCTACGGAACTGCTCTTTTAGAAGTGCGTTATACAATTGTAATTCTTTTGATAGTTCTGTATTGCGTCCGAAATATTTTTTGATAATATCAATTGTAACTGATTTATTTGATGACAATGTTTCCGAAGTTAATTTCCTAACTAACATTTCAAATAATATACCCGTGTTTTTATATTTTGAATGTTTTAGTTTCTTCATTTGTTGTACGATGCCTTATGTTTTATATAAATATGATTCTAATTATAAAATGTTGTTTTCATCTAACATTGTGCCAGCATCCTGATCATCTTCGGAAATTTTACTACTTTTCAATGATTCCGTGATAATGCTTGCACCTTGCTTGGATTTCATTCCTTTTACAATGCTTTCAGTACGTGTTACTGACAGTTTAGATTTAAAATTCACATCAGGCT